TGAACCCGGTATGGTAAAAAGTGCCCTGGTAAAAGCTATCAATGATATCTCCGGCCATCTTGGTACATACTCCGCTCTTGTAACAAAAGTCAGGGAACGATTAGGGATAGATAAGATATTATTCCCTGAATCAGATGAAGAAGCCAAAAGTATTCTTATAAAGAATGTCCCTAAACTTGAATCGTTTTCATCCGATTTTACAAATCGCTTCCAAAGTAAATGCTGCATGTTCCATGGCCGGCCAGAAGATGTGGAACGTATTAAGGCTGCATGGGAGCATAAAATATCTAAGAATAACGAAAAAGGTATAAAAGATGTAATATCTAAAATAATCGGTGCGTGCATTTATCTAGGGATACAATCTATTAACATACCTCTGGCTATGGGTGACCTGCCCAAAACATTGGAGAAATTAAAGGAACAGGTGCAAGCGTTTGAAAAATAAAGAGTTACACTATAAAATAAACTGTAATAGTCTATTTATACGTAGGAACCTGTTATAACAATTGTAAACTAAACATTTATCAGGAGGTTTTATCATGACCCTTAAAGAAGCAGCGGTAGCTCTGATTAAAGTTGCCGACCAGATTGACAAAGAAGCCATGGAAGTGACTGAATTTGTATGCAAAGGTTGCAATCATACAGCCACTTTATCATCCATTAATGGCAAACGTAAAGAAGCCGCTAAAACAGCTGGCGAAAATGTGGTCGTTGCTGATGTTACAGTAAATGACCAAATTCATTGCCCGGCCTGCGACGATATTATGTCGTATCGCTCGACAGAAGCTTCTGAACAGTTCTATTTTGACTCGGACAAAAAAGCAACTGAAGATAAAAAGGAAGACGAGGAAAAACCGGAAGTAAAAGAAGCGAAAAAAGAGGACGAAAAAGAAGAAAAGAAAGACGATGAAGAAGTTATGGCTTCTAAAAAAGCAAGCATCGATTACGATTCTCTTCAACGCTACGCATCGAAATAAATAGTAGTTTCAAGGGAAAGTGTTTTTAATATATGGGAATAGCCCTGCCAGGCTATTCCCATTTTTTTATTCTATCTCTAATATCCTCAAATAGTTATGGCTAAAAAACTCCATAATATTCTCTTGATTATTATATCCTATTGGAGGCATATGTTCCGAATACTTGGAAATTCACCAGAACGCGTACAAGTCCCGGACCTGGGCGACTCTATATTTTATAAGCAGACAAAGGAATATACCGACCAAGAATATGAAACATCAAAGGATTTGAAAAGAGCCATAGCCCAGGGTCGACTAACAGTACTAGAGAGTATTCCATCAATGCGTGGGTCCTCTGATAATGGTAACGGAAACGGGAATGGGTCGGTAAATATACACCAATCCGGAATTTCAAAGGCCGACCTTAAAGACGCAATCCGGGAGGCTTTGTTGGAAGGAAAATCAGCTGGGATATCTACTAATGATATGGCCGGCGCTGTACGGGAAATGGCTCCATTAATAATAGATACGATAAGACAAGAGGTTTCATCTAAATTATCCGGGATGTCATTTGGGGATAACGTTAAAAAAACGGCATCATCAACATTCGTAGGACCAGAGTATGTTCCAGATATAAATATTGAGAGTATGGTTGTTGGTAATATTAAAACAGAAGAAAAGAATGTCTCCGGGTCCGATATGGAATCGGCTCTGGCGGCACTTCGAAATATGAATAATAAATAAAATTTTTTAAAAGGGGGATTCAAATGGCAATTGGGTGTGATGTAGGAACTGCTTTTTTATGTAGTGCAAGACAAGATGCAAATAATCAGGTAAAAATAAAATCCATCCGTGACGCGTATTTTCGGACTGAAAATGATGGGAGCTCCGGTATTAAAAGTATGTTAGAAATGTCAAATGTATCATATGTAGAAGAGGGGGATAGTCTATATATTTTAGGGGACCATGCTGCAACTCTTGCCAACATGTTTAAGAGGGAGGTAGACCGCCCGATGTCTCGAGGCGTTTTATCACCTGGAGACCCTAATGCCGAGAAGATATTACTTCTCCTTCTTGATAATATCCTTGGGAAAGCTGTAATACCTAATGAGACCTGTTATTTTAGTGTTCCGGCTGCTCCAATCGATAAAAATATCGATATAGAATATCATCAAGCTATTTTTAAAAAATTAATTGGGACACTCGGATATAAACCAGAGCCACTTAATGAGGCGGCGGCTGTTGTTTTTTCTAATGCTGCAAAAGAGCAATTCAGTGCAATCGGGATATCTTGCGGAGCAGGTATGGTGAATGTGTGCCTTATGTACAAGACATTTGTGAGTATGTCCTATAGTATTCAGGGGTCAGGAGATTGGATCGATGAATCAGCGGCAAAGGCAACAGGGACAACGGCTGCACGTATCCAGGCTATAAAAGAAAAAGGGATAGACCTTATGAATCCCTCGGATGGCTCGGATACAAAAAATATTAGAGAAAAGGAGGCTGTAGCTATCTACTATAAATCTCTTATTCTTCGTATATTGGATTCATTAAAAAGTGAGTTTATTCGTAAACAGTCCACGATTGAGCTTCCGAATGCTATTCCTATTATAATTTCTGGTGGAACTGCAATGGCTAAGAATTTCTTGGAATTTTTCAAGGCTACTTTTGATACCGTGAAAGATAAATTCCCCATACCAATTTCCGAGATAAAACTTGCGAATGGGAATCCTTTGCATTCCGTAGCGCAGGGATTACTTGTAGTGGCATTAAATAAGGAAGCCAGTAAACAATAATTATGCCTAAACGACTGACTACAGAAGAATTCATAAAGAGGGCTGTTGAAATACACGGTTCTCTTTATGACTATTCAAAAGTAAAATATACTAACAGTAAAACAAAGGTATGCATAGTATGCCGGGTTCATGGAGATTTCTATCAGACACCTTGTGACCATATGTCTGGGTGTAATTGTAAGAAATGTGGGTCTGATAAATTAAAAATGACCCTCATTGATTTTATTTCGAGAGCTAATATAATACATGATAATTTTTATAACTACTCAAAAGTTTTATACATTGGAAATAATATAAAGATATGTATTATATGTCCAGTTCACGGTGAGTTCTATCAGACACCTAATGGTCATTTATCCGGTAGGGGGTGTTTCTCTTGTGGTGGTATGAATAAAAGGTTGACATTAAAAAATTTTATAGAAAGAGCTAATTCTATACATAGAGGAAAATATAATTACGATAAGGTTGTGTATAAAACCCGGTCGGAAAAAGTATGCATTGTATGCCCGGTTCATGGGGAGTTTTACCAAATCCCAGGTAATCATATGACAGGTGCTGGATGTCCCTTATGTAGTAAGTTAAAAAGTTCCTCTGATAGAAAATTAACCCTTAATACTTTTATGGAGAGATCTATTGCTGCTCATGGGGAAGGAACATATGACTATTCTAAAGTGAGCTATAGAGGGGAACGTACAAAAGTCTGTATTATATGTCCCTCTCATGGGGAGTTCCATCAATTCCCCCTTTCTCATACGACGGGGGCAGGGTGTAGAAAATGTTCTGTGGAAAGGTTAAAATTATCTACTGCTGAATTTGTTTCTAAGGCTAATAATATACATGGTACTGAAAAGTATGACTATTCTAATGTTAATTATATTAGGGGTGATATTAAAATTTGTATAGTATGTAAGGTACACGGAAAATTTTGGCAGGTACCCGAAGTTCATCTTAGCGGATGTGGTTGTCCTGTTTGCGGTAACTTGTCTAAAAATTTATCCCAAGCACTAACTCTAGATGAATTTATAAATAGGTCTATTAATGTGCATAATAGTAGGTATGATTACTCAAAAGTTAAATATTTTAATAATACGACAAAAGTTTGTATAATATGTAAAAAGCATGGCGAATTTTGGCAGCGGCCAGCAGACCATTTTATTGGTAGGGGATGTCATAAATGTAGTTGCTCTCTGGGAGAAGTAGCAATAGAGAAATGGCTTACAAAAAATAGTGTAAATTTTAACCATTATCATAGCTATCTTGATTTAAAAGGTTTTAATAATAGGCCATTAGAGTTTGATTTTTATATTCCGCATAAAAATTTATTGATAGAATTTGATGGGATACAACATTATAAATTGGTGAGTTTTGGTAGTAAATCTTTAGAAAGGTCTGTAGAAAAATTTGTGGGTGTTGTTTACAATGATATTTTAAAAAATCAATATTGTATTAAAAATAATATACCTCTTCTAAGAATTCCTTACTTAGAACTTGAACGTATCCCGGAAATTTTGACGGAAAAGATAATGGGGTCACAATGTACCAAAATCTACTAGCCGCAGTTAAGACTCGTATTCTGGCTGAAGTAGAGGATGCTTTCACTTTTCATCCAGCCTATTCAAACAAAGTTAAGGTTTCACATAAATATCCGATGAATATTAGAATTCAATATGGAGTTATACTTCAAAACACCTCCGCTAGTCTAATAAGGGTCTCTGCTGATAATTATATGGCTGATACAATCAGTCATGTACGTCTTGCTATGGATAACAGTAGGTCACCAACTGGTACTAAAATATATTCTGGAACCGCTATAGAATGGGCCCGGGAGAATGATTTCGGAGTTACTGGTTATGTTACAGAAGATGTTTCATCGCAGTTGGGCCCGACCCAGAGAATGTTTTTAACTACTTATCAAATAGTTTCTGGTGACTCTAATACTGTGTTTGCCGATAATGTCGGACAGGTTAAAGTTACCATTAATGATATCGAGGTTCTTCCTCAGTATGTAAATGGAGAGAAAAAATTAGTACTTCTTTCACGGGCTACGAGTTCCTCAGATGTGGTAAAAATTTCATATTATTATCGAACTATTTCTGACCCTGGTGATTATATTATTGATTTTATTTCAGATACTCAGTTTACGGTAGCTCCAGTTTTCCTAGTTGAGCAGGAGTTAGTCATTGAAAATGCTACGGGTACTGAGACATCGGCATCTTTAGCACAGGATAATATTGTAAATACAAGTGACTCTCTTTATTTACAATCAAGAAATGGTGGTCCTCCGATTGAACTGGTACGTAATGTTGACTATACGCTTAATTATACGACTGGGGATATTACTCTCTTGAGACCTATAACTGTTCATTATAATTTAATGGCAGATTATAGGTGGTTACCGGTTAATTATAATAATGGTCCTTATACCTTTCAGGCATATCAGGAAAATCATACTGCTATACCTGGTGCAGTCATTGCAATCGGTCGTCGGGCTCGTAAAGGGGACCGTCAGATAGTGGTTATATCCAAGTCCAGGGCTCCCCAGGCCCGGATATACGGTGGTTATTGGGATATGTCTATGGAATTGTCGGTAATTGCTAAGGACCCGATTCAGTCGGCTGAGATGGCTGATTTAATAATTTCATATTTATGGGGTACGAGAAAAAGTGCTTTAGAATTTGAGGGTATAACTTTAATGGGTGTAGAGCCGTCCGGGGAATCAGAGGAGCCATTTGATGAGAACACCGGTGATATGTACTATACGACTAGTGTATCGGTCACTATGCAGACTGGATGGCAGGAATTTGTTCCATATCTCTTTAAAATTAAAAGGGTTATACCTCAGTGTTATGTAATGACATCGGCTCCTGAATTTTATGTGACGAAGGATAATAAGATGGAATTGATAAATATAGTTCCGGATACGAGGCGTGTTATTAAGTATCCGACGATGGGATATGAACGAGTAACATAATCGTAACCTATTGAAATTAAAGGAGTAATAATCTTCTAATACGAAAAGGTAATTTGTTAAATTATATAGGGAAAGGGATAAAATATATGCCATTATACGAATACGAATGTGGGGCTTGCGGTTATGTGTTTGAGGAACTTCGAAGTGGGAAAGAAGTAGTGGATGCGGTTCCTTGTAAAAAATGTGGGAAAGAGTCACAAAAAAAGCTAAGTAAATTTTCATCTGTAATTGCTGGTGGCAGTACAGTTGAGCCGATAGATATGACAATTGGTCGTGAATCAAATCAGAGATGGCAGCAGTATCACGATCGTCAATCAGAGAGACGAAAAGGAAAAAATATTGAAAGTTTCGACCTTCCGAAGTCGAAGGACGGGAAATATATGCCGGTAATGGCTTTGGGTGGAAAGGTAGAAAAAGAAAAAAGAACTGAATACACGACTGCTCTACAGGAGCACAGAGAGGAAAGGCAGAAAAAAGGTATTTCTCAGTTTTCCTAAGTCGGGTGTTAAAACCTCCAAATCCATATAATAAATAATTTATGAAAAAAATAACAATAGCAATAAAAAATATGGTGAAAAACAAATAGTAATGGAGGTTTAACATGGCGGGAATAGGTCCATTTGAATCGTTCTCTTTCCCAGGTGTTTATACAAACACATTAAATGAAGCGCCCCGTGTTACAGCGGCTGGTTCTCTTCGTTTTCCGGCTTTTATAGGTGTTGCAGACGAGACCCTACCGGTTGATAACTACGAAATGATTCGTGGTTCAAGTTCTCTTGCTGATAATTTAATTTCGCAAGAGGACGTATCGGACCAGTTCACAGGTTCAAATCGTAATTTTTCAGTAACATACTATCCAATTGTATCCGGTAATGGTAGCGGTACAGTAACGACAGACCCGAGCAAAGTTACTGTTACAATTAATGGTGACCCTGTCCCGGTTTCTTCTGTTAATGGAACTACAGGTGAAATTTTTCTTGTATCTATCCCGGCTTCCGGGGATACAGTCCTTTGCACATATTATTTTAAACGTAAGGATACTCTTCATACGGATGAAGACTTGAGTGACCAAGCGAATGGGGTACGAGTTATTTTCCGTACGCATTTTACCCCGATTGTTCAGGGTAATAATGGTGGTATAACAACTACAAATCCTGCCGATGTTACAGTCAAAATTAATGGCACTGCTGGGGTTATCACTGTATCCGCAGTAAATGGGGATTCCGGTCAGATTACATTGGCTTCGGCTCCATTATCCACGGATACTGTTACGGTGACCTATTATTCTAATGAATGGCAGGATACATCGGATATACTTCCTTCTTCAAGAGTGGCGTCAGTTAGCAAAGTTGGTTATGCCCCTGGCACATCTGATTTTGTGGACGGTGTCGATTTTGTGCTGGATACGACAGGTGATTTCAGTACTCTTAACTGGGGAACATCCTATAAGATTACCTACGGTCAGCATACGATTGGGTCTTCTTATTTTGATACCGACCAGATTACCGGTACTTTGTATGATAATCGCAATTTCAGAAGGAAGTCTACCTCTGGTATTACAGATGGTACGAACGTTACATTTGGAATTGAAACCCCGTCAATGAATGGTTCCGGTTTAGCGATTGCCACTGATAATCCGAATTTGGTTACAGCTTATTTTGGTACAAGTCCGTGGGATGCAACCGTAAAAGATGCGGTTCAGCTTAATTCCAGTGCAAAGACAGTTATGCTGGCAAATGCTACGGATACGTCGGGTAAGACTGTTTACGTAACTGAATATTCTAATATGATTCCGGATGATTCGTGGACAATAAAATGCACAGTTGAAGGTGCAGTAAATGTTGGTAAATATACCATTACAGGTACCTATTCTGGTGTCGCTATGGGTGTCCAACAATTATCGGCGCTTCCGGATACATCAGTAGCAGACCCTGATTTTGGAACAGAGGGTGTAAATTATCCTGATGGTATTGGTGGTCCGACGGCTGGTACTTGTGATGCTCAGGTTATTC